GCATCCCGGCGGTGCCATCCGCCCAAAGGCCTGTGCCGTCGGGGCGGAAGACGTTCTGAATGTCCGGCGCGTTCTGCATCTGCCGAGCAAAGGCGCGCATCTCTTCCTCAGCGGCCAGAAGGCTTTCGCTCATCTGGACCTCGACCGCGGCCTTGTGGCGCATCAGGCCGTATTCGGCGACCTGGGTCATCACCTCGCCGATCACAGATCCGCGCTCCAGCTCAGCCCGGATGAAAGGCGCCGCGTTCATGCGAGCAGTAATCCGCCGCCCTGGGGCTTCGTTGGACCGCTGCGCTTGGCTTCGATAGACAGGTATCCGCATTACAACAGCCTGAACTCATATGCTTGCTGCGCAGCCGACCCGAACGACCGGATCAGGCTCGCGGTGCCTTGCGCACGGATGCCGGACGCCTGCGCGCCGCCCTCCATCCGCGACAGCTCCGCGTTCAGCCGCGAGGTTTCCTGCTCGTCCGAGATCTGCATGTTCGTGATCTCGTTGTTCATCTGCGCAACAGTCTGCTCGTACTCGAACTCCCGCGCATTCTCCCGGAAGATGTCGAGCGGAGTGCCCTGCGACATGTCGATGCCAGCGTACCCGAACCCAGCCCGCACGGCGCCCTGGACATCGCGTTCGAAGAACGTCCGCGCGCGCTGCCCCTCCACCAGGAAGTTCCGGTTGATGATCTCACGCTGCTTTTCCAGCAGCCCGATGTCGCGCTCGATCAGCTGCGCGTTGTATTCCCCGGCGCGGCTAGCCGCGTTCGCTGCTTTGTCAGCAGCGTTTCGCTGGGAGATGCCACCCAGCAATGTCGCGCCTAGACTGAGGAGAGGGAAAAGCATGCGTTGACTCTACATCATTTGTCGAACGTGTTCATCCTCGGGAAGAGGGCAAGCACACTCATCGGCAGCGGCTGTGTCTGACGGATATACAGCCGATCGTCGTTGTCATAGCCTCCGGGAAACTCGACGTCCTTGTCGCCGGTAAACAGCGGCACAGCTTGATCCATCGCCATCGAACTGTCGCGGAAGAACACGCGATCGTTTTCGCTGGACGAATTGCCGACCTCGATCCCGACCGTCTCAAGCAGCCGCAGCGTGATCGCATGGATCCGTTTGGGCTTGCCCTGCGACGTGCCATCAGCCGACCCAGCCTCGATCCGCATGGTTTGCATGCTGCTCGTGTAGCCGTAGCCAATCGCCGCGGTAGTCGCGTTGAACGCCAGGGCAATGCCCCCGTTGGTGACCTCGCGGTCGGGGTGCGTTGCGCCATTGGCCAGCACGCTCAGAGTCTCGCCCTCAAGGTGGTACAGCCCGCTCAGCGAGCCGACAGCCGAGCCGGAATACCGCAGGCCGCAGTCCACGAAGAACGCACCGGTCGTGGCGCCGCCGAAGTTGAACGAGCGCATCTGCTCGACGTAGCGCTTTGTCGCGCCGTTGATTGTGCGTTTCACGAGCATGTACAGCTCGTCCTCGCCGGTGTCGCTGGGCAGCGTGGCGATGCTCTCCACGACCGCCTGACCGCCGTCGTACTCACCGCCGATCACGTGCTTGTGCCAGGCGACCACCTCTTCCTCACGGCGGTACGTCAGCCCCAGGAGCGTGCCGTCCGCGCGCACGCACCACACGACGCCGTCAGGCTCCTGCTGGTACGCAAACTCAGCAATGCCGCCGACCGTGATATGCTCCGCGACCACAGTCACGTCGGGCGCCTGGTAGGCCGACACGTTGATGTCGCCGACGTACCTGAACTCTCGGACCTTCCGGCCACCGCGCTGCACGAACAGCGTCACGTCGGCCACCTGCACAGGCTCAACCGCGGCAGATCCATAGTTCGAGTATTTGCGGATCACGGTCTCGCTCGGCGTCACCGGGCCGTCGCTGGTCGCTGTCAGCACGTACTCGCCGCCAGTCGTGCCGATCGTCAGAACGCGCGTGGCCGACAGATACCGGATCGCGTTTACCTGGTTCGAGGCGATCGTGTAGATCAGCGCGTCATCGTCGCCGGTGCCGGTGGTGAAGTTCTCGTAGTCGCCGTTCTTTGAGAACCACAGCGTCTGCGGGTTGTTGTTCGTACCGCCGAAAACCAGTCGCTGCTCAAAGAACGTCACGACGCTGGGGTAGTTGTCGGCGCTCGTATTGAGCGCGGGGCTGGGCGAGCCGGTGATCGACGCGGTCGAGAACGTCCAGTTGTTGTCCGCCGAGCGCGTCAGCTTCCGGATTGCGTAGCTGGGGTGCACCAGAAACATCGTGTCGGCTGATTGCACGAAACGGACATTCGGCAAATCAGCCTCAGTGTAAGGCGTCGCGACGTTGTAGATTTCGGTGGCCGTGCCGCCCGAGGTGTAGGCAGTGAAGGCCGTCGTATCGATGTCGTTGCCGAACAGATCAGTCAGCGTGAACGTGTTGGTCGTGGCGTTGTCCACACGATAGTTGCGTCCGTTCAGCTCAGTCATGCCGACGATGGCATCAACAAAAATCTCGTCGCCGTCGCTGAACCCGTGCGAATTCGACGTGATCACGCCGGGGCTGGCCTGCGTGATGGCCGTGATCGTCTTGGCTGTGGCATCCAGAACCTGCAGGCCGTTGCGATAGACCCGCATCACCTGATCGCCAAATTCCAGAATGTAGGTGTCACTGGTCTTGAACTGGAACGGGATCAGCCGCGCAGCCTTGGAGCTATCCTTGATCTCCCCCAGAAACTCAGTGCCAGGCCGCCGCGTGACGCCGCCCTGCGGCAGCACCAGCAGGTTGGTCATGTCGGCCAGACCTTCGCGGTAGGTGTCCAGCGTGACCCGCCCCTCCATCCGGGGCGACACCTCACCTGCGGTAAACGAGCTGAACGCGGGCGCCGAGCGAGCCATCAGAACCTCGCTTCGATAAAGTCGCTCGCTTCCAGCCGAACTGTCGCATTCTCCGTGGCGTCGGAGAACCGCGCCTCGCGCAGCTTGCGCTCGTACAGCGCGTCTGCGAGCTGCACGACAGACGTGGAGCCGGTGATCGCGTAGGCCGCCTCAGAAGCGAGGCGAGCGGCCAGCACCGAGATCAGGCCGGCGTCGTACTGCGACGGGTCAGTGATCCGCGCGATGTACTTGATGCGCGCCGTGCCGCTGTCCGTCAGGATGTTGCGCCCCTCGATAACGAAGAACGGCTTGTTGCCCTGCCCAACCAGGTTCTCGTACGGGTACGTCATCGACCCGTTCTGAAACTCCAGAACCCGAAGGCAGTACGGGTCAGTCGGCAAGGCGTACTGGTACGCGTAGTCGAACGCAGGCGTGTCCACACTCTGCGCCAGGTTTGCCCGACGAATCAGGCAGTTCCAAGGATGCGCACGGAAGACGTCGTCCCGGATGCTTTCATACATCTGGTTCATCACGCGAGCCGTCTTGGAGTTCTCCTCCAGCTCTGTGATGTTCGACGCGCCAATGATGTTCAGCGCGTTGTTTACGATCGACACCGTACTCGTCACGCTTCACCCTCCGCGCATATGCTGGCGGGGCAGCCTCAGCCGCCCCGCCAGTCGATCAGTCGATCGCGTACATGATCGTCAGCTCGATGGTGCCGGTGCCAGCCGCACCGCCCATCGTCGCCGTCACAACCATGCCGTCCTCGTTCGCGTCAACCTCGGTGCCCGAGCCGAGCGCCAGGGTTGCCAGGACATCCACCTTGCCAGCCGACGCGGTGGACGCAGCCGCCTTGTAGGCAGCCGCCGAGGCGTTGACCGTCGCACCAGCCGACGACACGTGCGCCGCGTAGCCGACAGACAGCGTGGTCGAGGCCCCGAGCGCGTCGTACGCCAGAGAGCCGCTGATCAGCCGTGCGCCGTTGGGCAGGGTGAACATCTCGATCACATCGCCGGATGCCAGCGCCGATGCCTCGTAGGTGCCGTGCGCGATGCGGACGCGACCGCCCATCTCGTTCGCCTTGTTGTTCACAATAGGGCTTGCGAGAGCGTTGGTGCGCTGCGCGGAGTAGACAGTAGCCATTGGTCAGCTCTCCTTATTCGTCGCAGATGATCTCGACGACCTTGGCCTCCTCCATGCGGGTCGCGCCGACCGACATGCAGTAGTAGACCTGGGTCGCGTACGACTTGTCCGCGCGCTCGTCGATGCGGGCAGTCGGCTCTTTGCCAACGGCCAGCTTGATGCCGTCCATCGCCCAAGCAAAGCAGCGACGATCGCCCGAGCCGTCGAGGCCGAGGCGGTTGGTCGTGATGAACTTGAAGCCGACGTAGGTGTCCAGCTCGCCCTTAACCAGCGCACGAACGGTGTTGTAGTCAGCCGAGGTCACCTCGGGGTCATCCAACAGGTTCGTGATCTGCTTCGGAGAAACTGCGATGTAACGCGGGATCGACGGATCCACATCGTTGCTGTCGAGGATCTCTTTGGCTTCGATCAGCTTCGCCAGCGTCAGACCAGCGGCGCCCACGGCGATCTGGTTGTTACTGTCGAACGGGGTCGAGGTGGTGCCGTCCTTGCCAGTCAGCGCGCTGCCGAGGGCGGCCGAGATGATCACGTCATCCATCGCCCGGCCCATAGCTGCAGCAGCAGCGCGGGCATAGGTCGAAGTGGGGTCAACGAGCAGGCGCACCTTGTCCTGATCGTCGATCAGGTCGGCGTACTCGTAGTCCGACATGGTGACCATGCGACGCGAATGCGGCGTATCAACCAGCGGGGTGTCAGCGTGACGGGTGGTGCGCAGGACAGCAGCCGCGCTGCCGACCTGGTCGAAGAAGGCTTTTTCGCCGTTCACAGTCTCCACGTCCACCGCGTTGCGCAGCAGCGAACCCATCTGCTGCGAGAGCATCTGGATGTTCGAGGAAAACTGATTGACGAATGCCGTAGTGATTTGGGTAGACATCAGTCTTTCACTCCAACAAAGGTTTCAGGGTGCTACGCTCGGTTGTCCCAAAGGCGGGGCCGTGCTTGCTGCTTAGGGCCGCTACTCCACCGATCTGATCGGTATGCCCGGCGGGTCCGAAGATTGTCCGCCACATTAAACATACTCTCGAAGCCGCAGGACTTCCTCGACGTATGTGTCATGTTCAGGATGCAGTTTATCCCAATATGGGCTGTCCCGTCTAGTCATCTCTGAAATGCGCTGATTTGCCTCCTGCGGCGTCATGATCAGCTCACTCGATTCACCCAGCAATTGGTCCTCGCCGATCTGCTCGGCCAGCTTGGCAAACATGCGCACGACCTGCGGGTGATCGCCCAGCATCCGGCCATCAGACAGCTGCACCTCGTCCAGCAGGCTGGCATCCCCCAGCAGCTGCTTGGCCGCGTTGTACGCCAGCCCCATGCGCT